ATGCCGACAAAACGCTACCATCAGACGAAGACCACGGCGACAAAGAAAGCCGCCGCCGTAAACACAATGCCAACGCCCGCGCCGGCCGTGCGGTTCGACGCAGCCGCCGCGATGCGCGCGCCCATCCACGGCACCGAACACGCCTGCTCTCACTTTGAGCCCGCGGACCTCACGCGCACCCACGAGCTCATCGTTGACGCCGTGACGGCCATCCTGTCCACTGGCGGCCATCCGGACGACGTGACTACGCTGCTGCATGCCGCGATGTCCCACACGCGCCGGCGGACCTTCGAACCGTTCGATTGCACGGCCGAGGAAACGGGCGAAGCCATCACGAAGTTCATTCGCGAGAACTTCGACAACTGGAAGTACGACCTCATCACCGGATGGCGGAAGCATGAGCGTCTGGAACTGCCGGCCGTCGATCCGAAGTCCATCACCGATCGCATCCGAGCGAACACGCGCGAGGCTGTCTGGGCGCATATGTATAGCTTCATGAGCGATTCGTCGCCCGAGGAACAGCGCTTTCTTATGGACGTTCTGAGAACCTGCGACGGTTGGCACGCTCCAGCCGAACGCGGTGAACGGGAAATCTACATCGCCAGTGCGTTTGAGATTGAGATCGGGCGGGACCGCTGCTATATCCACGTTCCGCGGCGTCTGGCCGGGAAGGTCGAAAACTACGTAAAGGCGCTGCTGGCCGTCGAATCAAAGGACGTGGCCTAGATGAAGCCGCCAATCACTACCGCCCAACTCGCCGCGATGTCGGATCTTGAGCGCAAGCAGTTGAGTCAATTTGCGGAGATCCTCGGCGACGGTCGCGGCTCTACCACGCCCGCCGAAGAGTTCATTACCGGGCTTGTGAGCAGCTATATATATACGGCAACCCGATTACACCGGAATCTGCGCTGGAATCGGTCGAGATCTTCAAGGAAAATTTCGAAATGATGACCGAAGAGGTCCGCCAGTTCGTTCGCCGGTATCCGGATCTGGTTCTGGGAGAAAACTGCGGGACTGAACAGCAACAGATCGAAGGACTGAAATCGAGTGGAGACGATCAGGGGCTAATCATCTTTCGTCTCCAGGACGCCCGCGATATGTTTCGTAAGTATCCGGCCCTGGTTGGTTTCCGACGAAATGCCGCAACCGTGGGAAAAAATGATCGAGGAATACGAAGCGTTCCGGGCTGATATCGAACAGAAGAAACAGCCGCCAAGGGTGCCGACGTCCGGAAAGAGCGTCCGGAAGGAGAAACGTAAGCCCGCGGCCTAACGAATCAGGCGACTCCATCCCCCACCCCCTTCGGCCCGGCGATTCTGCCGGGCCTTTTTATTTGCTGTTGATTTTGAAAGCCGGACTTGCTGACTTGATGCGGCCGGGGAGCTTGCGCATGACCATATCCGCGAGGACATCCGGATCGTTCACACCGTGCAGGTGAAAATTGAAAGTGTGGTTTCCGGAGACGCTGTTGTCGGTGTGACTCCGCGTGGACAGTGCCACGTCGGGCGCCATCATCGAGCCTTCCACCATGTCCAGCAGCGCTCTATTGAACGTCGGCTGGTTCAATGCCGCAGGTGCCATGTCGGGCAGACCGGCGATGCGCGCGCCGCCGAATTGGGGCTGCTGAATCGCTGCGAGCCTCGCGAGATAGCTGCCCATCTTGTTGTTTGGAATAATCGTGCCCGCCTGCCTGGGAACAAACAGCTCAGGGCCGCGTTCACCGATGACGGAAGGAACTCCCACAGGCGGATCGCCGCCCGCGGCGAATCCGAGGAAACCCTTAATCGCCAGCCACCAGGTATACAGTGTTGTAGCGACGATCTGGGCATTTGTGGCAATCGTCTGGCCCGTGATGGCAATAATTAATTCCTCAATCGCCTTCGTGAAGATATCGCCCAGCATTTCCTTGCCGATGCCCTTCAGCGACTCGCGGATATCCCGCCCGATGCCCTTTCCGTCCATGATCCCGCTGGCCAGCGCGCCCCCGAGCTGTCCGGGGATCTGGTCGGTTCGCTCGGTCAGCTTGTCCTTCAAAGACAGACCGCGCTTTTCTTTATCGAGTTGCGTCTGCCCTGTTATCCCGGCATTGGCAAGGTCTTGCTTGAGCTTGTTAATTTGCGCCTGCAGGCTGGCCGCTTTTTCGATCTGAGCCGGATCGTCCGAACCCTCGGTCTCCTTCAGGGCAGCTTGCAACCCTGCGAGTTTTTCGGCGCGGGCGGTTTGCTCAAGCGTGATGATTTTGTTCAGGTACGATATCTGCTGTTCGCCGGTATGCCCGATCTGCTGCTGGTAGTCCCGCTCCAGCCGCAGTTTCTGCATGGTGACCTGCAGTTCCCGCGTCGCGCCGTTTCCCTCTGCGGCTATCTCATTCGCCCTGGTCTGTACTTTCCCTAATTCCTCCAGACTGTTGTTGGAGCGAGCCTGCGCCTCGTTGGACAACCTGTCGAGCTCATCGAATCCGCGGGCAATTTGAGAATCGAACTCGGCGGAATATTCGCGTGATGCCGTGGCCCGTGCGCCGCTGGCACGTATCGCCGCTTCGGACTCTTCGCCGATCAGGGCGGTAGTTTTAGCTGACGATTGGGCGCGCGCCGCAGTTATTTCCTGTTCCGCACGGATCCGGGCAGCGCCAGAATCCTCCGGGCCTTCCATGGCCCCTTCGGCCTTGGCGCGCTCGTTAATAAGCGCGATGCGGGACTTTAACTCCGACTGATAGATCGGCTGCAGCCTCGCAAGGCGTTCCCGTGCGGTAGTGACATCCGCATCAGCTTCGGCAACCTGCCGGGCGTGCGGATCGTGCATCGCATCGATCTCAGCTTGTGCGCCCATCCGCGCGAGTTTGATCTGGGTTTCGACCGCCTGGCGGGCGGATTCAGTTTCCTGCTCATTTGCGGCAATCTTTCCGCTCACTAGTTCCGGGGCTTGCCGCGCCCCGCGAATTTTCTCCTGGAGTGTGGCTGCGAGAGAGGCTTTAGACTGCTGATCGGTCACAAGTTCAAAGCGCTGTTGATCTCCCATTAATGTAGGATCGTTATGATTCTCGTGGCGCTTCGCCTGGTCCTGCAGGAGCGTGGCATAGGCAGAATCTGCGGCCTGTTGTGCCTCCTTTTGCTCCGCTATCCGGCCAGCCAGAGTCTGGGACTGGCGGAACGCAGCCCCTTGCGACTCCGCAAAAAGATCATCAGCGGTAAGGCCCTGGGTGTTGTCGCGGCGCTTGCTCAAATCAGCATGGCTCAGCTTACGCGTCTCGACATCGCCACCCGGCCCGGTGCCAATGAGCGGGAGGGTGCGCCCGATGGCCGTCGCTAGCCTTGCCGGAAGTCCGCCGAGTAAGTCGCGGCGCAATCGGTCGCGTATTTCTGCGATGCCCGTAACCACATATCGTCCCCCAACGTAAATAGCGGCGCCGACAACCTCCATGTACTGCTGTACAGCGTGACCGGCCGCCCTCAGCTCAGACCAGTCCGTGAGATAGGCCTTGAGGTCCCGCATGTCACGACTAAACGTATAGATTTGAGAGCGGGAAACCTCATCCAGTCCCAACCCGAAATCGCTTATCTCCTGATTCGCCTTTGCAAACGCCGGTGTGAGCTGTTCAAGCGCTTCGGCTGCATGACCTTTTCCAAACAACTGAACGGCAAGGGCCGCGCGCTGGGCGGGGTCGAGAATGGAATCGAATCCCTCAGCGACGCGCGAGAAAAAATCAGACCACTCCATTGTGTCGGCCTGGGAAGGAGTAAGCCCGAGTTTCGCAAGGCCCTGATTGAATCCAGTCGAGCCCGCGCGCAATCCCGCCGCGCCGATGAGACCCTGAACGGTTTGCTCATTACCGTGCGACAGGCTCGTCGCTTCGTGGATATAGTCGATCCCCTCCATCGATTGGCCGCTGATCGCGGAAATAAGGGCCTGTTGTTCGATCAGCTTGGCGCGGGCACTGATTAGGCGGATGTATTCTTCGGTCAGAATGCCAGCGGCAATGGTCGCAACCGTGAACGGAGTTGGCGACAGAGCCAGCCTCAGCGCGCGGTAGGTGTCCACGAGGGTTTCAGTCGCTGAACCGGAGGCGGCGACCGTCGTGCCATAACGGGCGACGACGGCGTTTAGAGCGCTGTGGGACTCAGCCACCAGCACGGCACCTTCCGACGCCGCGGCGGCGACTTTGCGAACCGACACGGACGCATGGTCCATCCCGGCGGCCATCTGGTGCCCGGACTTTTCGCCGGCGGCACCGACTACCAGCACTTGACTGCCGGCGGCCACCATGTCCGCGCGCAGTTTTTCCGCTGATGCTCTCAACTCGATATAGATCGTTCTTACAGGTGCGCTCATATTTTCTCCATGTTTTCTGCCAACGATTCAACGAAGGCGTCCGCGGCGGCTTCCGTGGACTCTTCAGCGGCTGGCCGGATGAATGGCTGCGCCGGGGTGAACCCGCCGGAGGTGTTGTGTCCAAATTCAACGAAGCGCGCCGGAAATCCGTCATCGCTGAAGCCGGTTTTGGCTGAGCCGCTCAATTGCTGCTCATTCACGGCCATGGATGTCGCCAGATCATCGACCAGAGAGCCGTATCTTTTGGCGCTCGTTGTCTCTTTCGGGGCCTTCGGTGTGCGCCGCCGAACTGCATCCTCCATGACCGCGCCGCCGGCCGCCAGCGCATCCGGGAAGCATTCGCGGACGATCTTGCCGGGAAGGCCAGCGAGGTCGTCCTGAAGGCCCCTTAGATCGCTGATGTTGTCCATCAGCGACACATCCCCATCAAAACTAAGCGCGTGCGTTCCATGTCTGCTTTGTGGTCCGCGCGGGTAGGTTTCCGTGGCTCAAAGAAATCCATCGGTTTAATCGGCTCGTTAGGCGCGCGATCCGAATAGTTCGCAACGGTTGAGGCGATTATCCCGGTCAACACTCTCGCTTTTTCCGTCCGCTCTCGATATCGGTCCATGAGCAGTTCGAATTCAAGCGGAGTCAGCCGCCCAAACTGTGCATCGTCCAGCCCAGGGTGAAAATCGCTGTTGACCAGAAAAACCGCCACAATTCGCGATTGGTCAGTTTCGGGGCTGATGTTCGGGGCTGCCCCTTCTTTGGCGTCGGCATGGATAGTTCCCACGCCGATCTGAGGCCTTGTCGAATTGCCGCGAACTGACCGGGATGCATCAGCCCGTAGACTTCGCGGATGTCCACTCGTGGGCTTATCGCCGACTGAAGCAGGCCGGTAAATTGCCGGGCGTTGCCGCCAGCGATGACGGCGGCCGGACCATACAACAGCAGATCAATACCGGTAACGCGCTCCGCATCCGCGATGGCGTCATAGTCGAATACCAGACGGTATTCATCACCGCCGACGGTGAGCACCGCATGTGATCTGACAGCCACGGCCGCCGAATTCATTCGCTTTAGACCACCTTCTCCGGCATGGCGGCCAGGATCGTCTTTGCAATCGCCTCGGTGACGGCGAAGATGTTGCCGACGTTGATGAGCTTGCCGACGTCGATAATCGTCAGCGTCGAGCTGGGATCAACGGCGCGGATCCCGGCCAAAAGCAGACCGCGAAGTTCGCGCGCGGTCAGATTGCCGATATCCTCCAGACCTCGAAGGAGACTCACACCGGCCTCGCGTTCCGTGTCCGCGATGGCGGCGAAGTCGTAGGCCAGTCCGTAACTGGCATTCCCCAGGACGACGGTTGCCGTCGCGGGAATGCCTTTCGGGGTATTGATCGTATTGAGTTTTTTCATAGGGTTCCTTTTGCTGATTTGTTCGGGCGAGAGACGCGGCTGTAGCGCCGCAAAGAAAAGAAAAACCGAAGGCGGTTCTGCGGGGTCGCCGCCTTCGGGCAGATTTTCCGGGAGCCGCATATCATGGTTGCCCATCGAACGCGTAGCGGCTACCTGCCGGAAATCTGCAAAGTGTGCTGAGGTGGTTTACGCCGGCGAGCTCGTGAAGGAGCCGTAGATGTAGGCGCCCGGACGCTTAATCACATGCGCCAGACGCTTGAATGCTTTGATGGCCACCATATTTTTCGTGAAGAAATCAGAGTGCGAGGTGCTGATTTCCACCGTGATTTCCTGCCGGTCAACGATCTCCTGGCAGACGCCGGTACCGTTGCCGAGCAGGAAGGTGTCAGCAGCGATATTGGTGGTCGGCACGACATCCAGACCGAAGAGCGTCGGATTCGTGACTGTCTGCGGATCTCCGAGGATGTAACGTCCGTAGGCATCCTTGGTTAAACGCATGTTCCACCAATTTTTGGGGTTCAATATCACGAAGGTCGGCGGTACTTCGCTGGCCATCGTGACTTGCTGTACGGCCCTCCCGACAATGTCTATATTGTTCCAGGAATTCGAGAGCAAGCCGGTATTGAATGCCGTCGCCGCAGTGATAAATCCGGTCAGATTTTCTCCCGCGCCGGAACCGGACAGAAGTTGCACTTCCTCCGTTCGATTGATCTGATAGACGAGACTCGTTTGAAGAAAGGAGCTGAGGGCGTCCAGATCATCCAAAATCTGAGCGGAAGCCGGCAACCAAGAAGCGATTGTCTTGACCCGCTCCGACGCCGAAGTGAAGCCCACGGCGTTCTCCAGAATGTAATCCGCCTCCAACTGGGGTGAGGCCGCCGACATGGGCGAATTGACTTTGACGAAATCCACGAGTTGCCCAGTCGTGGGGCGGCTGTAGAGCAAGTCGCGGATTGTCAGCGCCTGACGGGCTTCCGGAACGATCCCCGGAATCCGATCGATGGTCAGCACCCCGGTGGTAGAAAGCCCCACCGCGGCACTCGTGACAGCCGTTTTTTGACTCAGCAGCGCGTTCGCTTCGGCACCGCTGAGAGTGAAGATCGCCTGGCCTTTCTTTTCCTTCATCAACTTCGCGACGCTTTGGTTTTCCCGGAGCGTGTCTCCGAGGCTCTTCACTTCCGGGGGGAGATTCCCGATCTTCGTTTCAATGGCATTGAATTTGGCCTGGAGCTGGTTAATCCTTGCCAAGTTATGACTTAGCGAGTTTCGGAGTATTTCCCCCATCTCCGTGCGGAAATCTGTGCTAACAGACATTTTTTCGTTTCTCCTGTTGTATGTATGATTCTTGTTACTTCAGCAAGAGGTGGGGGCGGAAACCCCCGGCGTCGCCGTTGAGCGGTCGTGCGTTGATCAGGTGGAAAAAACTCTGAAAAAACAACATCCAGAAGAAGATTCCGGCGTGCAACGCCACGGTGCGCGGCTGCTGATTACCGTTGTTACTGCAAATTCGTTGGAACTACCGTACGCGATTCGCGCGCACCTTTGGACTTTCACAGAGATCAGGGAGCATTGAAAGCGGTATGCCCGCCTCTGTGGCTTCTATAATTCGCTCCTGGCGGTGTATGCGGCGAAACTGGCGCCGATCCGTCACTGGCCAGTGCGCGTAAATGACGCGAAGAGAAATTCCGCCGCGAAACGGCCGGGTGATTGTTTTCGGGTAAAGGTCCATGGCATCAGTTCACCCAGCCACAGACGGGCGCAGCCGGAGCCGTCGAGCCGATCGCGATTATCGCGTCAATCGCTTTCTGGTGGCCATTCAGTGCGGTGTTTAGCAGAGTGATCACCTTTGACTGCAGGTTGATGGTTTGCATCAGCTTCACTTGCTCTTCGGAAAGCTCGACAACTGCCCGTTGAAGCAGGCCGACCGCCGCTACGATTTCGTCGTAATCCATAGTTCCCCTTTTCTAAAGTGAAATAATTCGTTCCTCGTTCTCGGTTAACAAGCCGAGTCGCCGAAGAGCATCCACGCTCTTTTCGCCGCGGTGCCTCTTGTGGCCTTCGTACTCCCAGAAGGCCTGCGGGCGGACCCCGGGACCCATCAGAGCCATCAGCCGGTCGCGATGGGTGAACCATGCCTCCCGGCGCGCTTCAGGCGTCTCGAAGCCGTCTGGCTGGCCAATTATCAAAGCGAGCTCCTGTACGCTCGTCAGAGAATCGAGCCGCCGCCGGCGTCGTCGGTTGATTCGTGGCATTACTGGCCCTCCACTGGTGGAACCTGATCGAAGCCCAACAACCGCCAGCAGCGCGTCATGGTTGCGGCGCTGTCTCTCTCGATCCCGCAAGCCGGGTGCGCTTTCCGCTGCCCGAATCGATCCCGAAAAACAACGCCCTCGCGCTTCAGGATTCGCTTTGCCTGGTTCATGCGGTCTAGGGACTCGCACATCGTTGTGAGCAGCAGGACCGCAGCGGCGTCGAGGTCGATTTCTGCCGCGATGTTCTTCCAGAGCTTCCGCCCGGCGGCCGTCAAATGCGATGGTGGCTTCGTCATAAATATTTTTTAGGAAATTCCCGGATTTTTACGCAGAAACGTGACACACGGTCACAGCCTGCGGATGGCCAGCTCTTGGACGCACCCCTCCCTACTATGTCGGTAGTAGTTTGGCACTCCACCGCAATTTGAACCCATTCAGTTCGCCAGTTCGCCCCTATAGGGGGGCGACATGGCGGCGAACTGGAATATTGGGCAGTTCGCGGATAGCAAAAATGGCACCCCGCGAACTGGCGAGCTGCTTTGAATCAGATACTTATACAGTTCGCCGTTAGTCAGTTCGCGCCCCTACCCGCGAACTGAAATGTAAATCCAGTTCGCGCCCCCCACCGCGAGCTCAAATTCGGGCGTTTTAGAGCGTCCCTTCGGGGCTGTCTTGCGCCCATGAAACGAACTTTGCGCCGCGCTCTCCGGTCGATATTAGAACCGTGCCGTTGAGGTGCCCAGACGAAAGAAAGTCCCGGGCGCGAGTACGGCTGATCCCCTCTTTCTTTGCCAAATCTTCGAAGGCGTCTTTACTGACAAACGGATTATTCCGGAGCAGCGTGACCAGCGAATCTCCAGCGCTCACAAACGGCGCACGGGCATCCATGCGGAAGCGTCCAGTCTCGTAGTGGAAGACTGCCTCAGGGTTCACACTGAAACGCGCCTTGAAGGCTCGCAGGCGCAGCGTTCCCAATTCCGAAGTGCTGCCGGAGTTCGCGAGGTGGTAGCCGATGTCAATACTCGCCTTGATGTCACTGGAGCCGCGATATTCCCGGGCTGAATCGGCCTTCCCGCTGTGGTGCAGAATAATAACCGTTGCGCCCATGTCCGCCAGTTTCCGAAATCCCTGCATGTAGGCCCGGACCTCGGTTGCGCTGTTTTCTTCGCCCTGCAGAAATGCGACAAGGCTATCGACGATAATCAACGGCTTGGCCTCGCAGGCCTCAACCCACTCGATTACGATAGGCGCCCACGGCGCGGGTGATTCTTCCGGTACCCAGCCGCCCCATATCTTAAAATTCTGTGAGTCCGATATTCCCAGCCGGTCGAGCCGTTCCACCACAATCGGAAGCGGATTCTCCCGGTCGAGAAACAGAACCGGCCGGCGCTGAGTTTCGAGTCCCGCGAATACTGCGCCGCGTTCGACGGCACTCCCAATCGCCGTCACAATAGTGCTCTTGCCGGATCCTGAATCACCGGTAATCAGGGTGACTGTCCGCTCCGCAATGAGCGACGAAACCAAAAATTCAATTTTCTGGGCCGCATATTTCCGAACCGATTCGATATCCGATACTGAGTAGATCCTCGGTTCCGATCCGTCCCAGCGACTGGCAAGCCGACTGATGTCAGCCTCGGAGGCAATCTCCGGCTCTTTCTCGACTAAGGCCGCCAGTTCGGTCTCATCATGTCCCAGCGCGAACCAGTCGCTGACATCCTTGCCCGCCGGTAACTCGGTCACAGTAAGCCGCTGGACCTTGCCGATCAACGCCTTCGCAATTGCCAGCACACGCCGGCGGCCGGGTCCATCATTGTCCGGTATCAGAACCACTTCGCGGTCAGCGAGTGACTCGGTAAAACTGGCAAGCCAAGGGGCGTTTGCGCCGCCCGCGCTCGTCGTGGCCGTGAATCTGTGCGCACGAAGCGAATCACAGTCCTTTTCGCCCTCGACCACGAACACGATCGGCGCCGCAAGGACCTCGGGCAGCCGGTACAAAACCTGTCGCGGCCCTTTCTTCCAGATCCAGCCGTCGTTTCCATCCGGATACCGCTGCTTGAAATTCTTCGGCTGATAGCGTACAACCTCGTACAGCAGTTCGCCGTGCTCATCCGTATAGCCGTATTCCGCGCTGATAACGGGCTTCGCCGCGGCGTCCGCGGTGTCCCAGAGCCCGCGACCTTTGAGCGCTTCGATAACGTCTTCCTGCGGGCAGCCCGCATGGCAGTGAAGCAGTATTTTTCCGTTCGATTCACGAACAGCCAGGCTGGCTGTTGAGTCGTCATGCCCGGGGCATTTGGCAAGCCACTGAGAGCCTGATCGGCGCGCGCCCAAGGCGCGAGAGAGAGTGTCCGCTGTCATTCTGGGGATTGCCGATCTTCCACCAGGCGCAAAACGTGATTCCCGACCACGGCGAGGCCAAGGCGAACGAGCATATCGACCGCCGTCTCGATGACGTGGTTTGAGGCCCCTAGTTGAGTCATCAGAACCGCCCGGCCGGCGCGGTCCACGCGCAAAGGTCCACGCGAGCGCAGGAGCTTCAGCAGTGCCTCGCGATCCGCGGCGAGCAGCAATTCGACGTTGCCGCGGGGTGTAATTTCGATTAGAGTTGATTTGTTGGTTGACGCTCGCACCGTCGACCTCCTTTCATGGAAAAGGCCCGAGACGCTTTGGCGAGCGTTCCGGGCCATTGTTTTTTCTGTTACCGTCCTAAAAGTCCTTCAGGCTAAATCTGCGGCGGATTTCAGCGGGGCCTTATAAAACCTCGGTGCTGGAAGTTGCCGTTGCGCGACCACGCCATGTGATCGTATTGGCCCTCCGGGAATAGAGGGTGAACCAGTCTCCCTGAAAGACACAGTTCGCTCATAGCCTGCGATGCCCGTATCTTCGTCGGCAAGTTTACCCGGCGTGACCCTATGCCGCTCGGTTGAATCCTCCCGCGGCCCGAATTTCTTTTCCCCAGACGGTGACCGCTCTTCACTGGCGGCGAAAGCGCAGGGAACCCGCGCCGCCGCGATGTTCTTTGGGTGTGATTCGATAAGGCGAATATGATTGACGTCGAGTTCCACCGCGCGCCCCTCACGCACAAAGAAAACGGCATCCCGCCTCCGGATGAACCCAGATTCATTACAGACGGAGTTCACGATTCTGACCTTCGCCGCGGCTACAATAGGCTTCGGCTTCTGTGTCGGCGGGTTCCGAGGGACACCAGCCCCAGCGGATACGGGATTTTTTGCTGGTGTGCTAGGTGGGGACATTAACCCCCGAGGCGGTAGCGGCCGAATCAAGCCAACGATGGAAGGCTGACCGCGGAATCAGAATATTTTTCCCGAGTCGGATATGGGGAATAGTTCCAGCCGCAATCCCGTTTCGGATTGCACGGGAGCCGCTTCCCGCCACCTTCGCGGCCTCGGCCACCTTGTAAGTGGCGCGAACATTATTGTCGATTGCCGTTCTCATGTGTTCCGAGAATAACATAGTGCCAAGTGTTATGGCAAGCAATGTTATTGCAATCAAAACCTACACATGATAGGGTATCTTTCAATGGAACACGAAAAGACACGAAATGAAGCAAGCCAAGCTTTTGTTGCCTTAAGGAAGGCTATGGGCAAAACACAGCAGGCCTTTGCCGTCGAAATTCTCGGCACGGCCATTACGACCGTCGCCCGATATGAAACAAGTCACCCACCGCGGGGCGAGGTATTGTTGCGCTTGGCGGATATAGCGGCCGAGAACCAGCTACTGGACTTGCGCGATGAGTTTCGCAGCCTATACCTAGACGAGGTGATGAGTAACCTAAAATTCAACTTGGTAATCAATCCAGTAACGCCAGCCCGAGCCGTCAAATACGGCTATGTGATTCTCAAGCTGGAGGGTGACGAACAAATCAAAAGAGCGACTCGATTTGTGACCCAGTTTACCGAGAGTTCGTGGCGTGGCCCTTTGAAAAAATCCAAATGAACGGCACTGTCACAAAGCGCGCCCGCAAGGGCGGAAAGCCTTCATGGGGTTACGTGTTCGATGGTGGCCGCGATGTCAGCGGGAAACGGATCCAACTCACTAAATCCGGCTTTCGAACGAAGGCGGAAGCCGATGCCGAGCTCCGGATCGCAATAGAGAAACACGAAGCCGCCGTCGAAGCAAAGTTGCATCCGGCGGAAGTCGTCCCGGCGCTGCCGACATTCGCGGAATTCTTCGAGCGCTGGATGGCTGAACACGCTACGCGCAAGTGCGCCCCGAAGACGATCGAGCGCTATCGCGAGCTCGGGGCCTATGCGATCAGGCAAACAGTGGAAGTGGCTGCCGAACAATGCGCGCTCGGCGCGGTCACGCTCGACAAGTTCGGGCCGATGCAAATGGAACTTGTGATTGGCGGCCTGCTTGACCACGGCGGCCAAAAGACGAAAGACCATCCGGCCGGACGGCCGCTGTCGCCAAAGAGCGTTCGGCACATCGCCTGCGTTGTGCATGGCTGTTTCGAAAAGGCCGTTAAGTGGCAACTCATCGCGCGCAACCCGATGGACGGAATTGAACTGCCGAAGCTGACGAAGAAAGACCCCAGAGTAGTTGAGAAGGATGGCGTCAGTTCCCTTCTCGCGCGCGCCCGGGAAACGCGCCTCTATCCATTTATAATGCTCGGCCTGGCGACTGGCGCCCGCCGCGGCGAGTTGCTCGCGCTCCAATGGGCTGATATCGATTTCGAGACCGGTATCATGAGCGTGACAAAATCCCTCGAACAAACGAAAGCCGGTCTGCGGGTCAAGTCCACCAAGTCGGAGAAGCCGCGCCGGTTCAAGGTTCCGGCCGCGGCACTGGACGCACTCACGGAGCATCGCGAGATACAAGACCGTGACCGGGAAATGTTCGGCGAGGACTATCGGGAAAATGATCTCGTGTTCTGCCGGCCGGAAGGCGAATACTACAGCCCGGATCGCGTTGGCGCAAGAGTGGTCGAACTGATGAAGAAGGCGGGGCTCGAAGGGGTAAGCCTTCACTCCCTACGGCACACGCATGCCAGCGAGCTCCTGAGTCAGGGAGTTCCGATCCCGACAGTGGCGAAGCGCCTCGGCCATGCCAACGCCAACATCACGCTCTCTATTTATGCGCACGCTCTGGAAGCCGACGAACTGGCCGCGGCGAAGATTTGGGACGACTCAATGGCAAAGGTGATTGCCGAGTACAAACGGCAACCGAACCGGATGTTAGCGAATGTTAGCGCGGATGGAGCGAAAAATCTGGAAGTTGTTGAAAAGATAAGAAGGAAAGTGGCGGGGACGACGGGGCTCGAACCCGCGACCTCCGACGTGACAGGCCGGCGCTCTAACCAACTGAGCTACGTCCCCGCACTTGGCGGGACGTTTTCAATGGTAGCATGCCTCACCCCGAAGAGATCGATTGACAAAGAATCACACGATTATTAA